TTAGTGCATGGGTCAAAATTGTTCAATATTTGTACAATATTCATGAATGAAGCTTAACATATAACCAAAAGTTTGTCAAGCTATTTTTTTCATTATAAATAGTATCATGAGTGGAAGATTCAGACCAGTAGCAAGAGCAACAGCAATACCTATACCAGGAGTTCCGTTAGTAGGTGGTGAGACACTAGCAATAGGTGATTTTCATTTTGGTCATATTTGTGTTCCTATTTTATCTACATATCATGCTACACCGTTTATATCAGGTTCAAATAATGTATTTACAAATAGACAACCTACAGTAAGATTCGCAGACGCTACAGCATGTGGTGATGTAGCAGTACCACTACAAGGTAGTGTATTTGTAAATAGAAGACCTATTGCAACAGCAGGTAGTCCTACATCAGGTCATTTGCCATGTTTTCACCCTAGTGCTATTGCAACTGGTTCACTAAGCGTATTTGCTACGCCAGGTGGTATATAATGCCAGAGGTTACAGAAAATGGATTTACATTTTTTAGAACTAGCGATTTAGATGAGTTTCGTGAAATAAATGTTACAGGTAATGCAGAGGATACTGTTGTTGAAATTACATTTTTAGATGGCATAAATAATGTAACTTTAAAAGCTAAAAGCACAGATAAGGGTGACCCAGACGAAATTTTTAATGATGAAATATCGGTGTATCAATTTGTAGAGGATGACTACATAGAAAATAATCCAGGCACAATAAATAACAAAATAATATCTTATGTCGGACATTTTTTTAGTAATACAGTAAAAGAGCAATCAACTTTTGATGAGGATTCATAATGGCATTAACAAAACGAAGCACAAAAGGTAGTGCATTAACACATACTGAAATGGATGCTAACCTAACTCATTTAGGTGGCGATGGCACATATGTTATGCCTACAACTGATGGTGATAGTGGACAAGTTATGTCTACAAATGGTGAGGGTCAAGTTTCATTTACAACATTAACAGGTGTAACAGCTACAATTGCAAATGCATATCCTGTAGGTTCAATTTATATGAATTGTAGTAATGCAACAAATCCTGGCACACTATTAGGATTTGGCACATGGTCTGCCTTTGGTGAAGGTCGTGTTCTTATAGGTATTGATTCTTCAGATACAGATTTTGATACGGCAGAAGAAACTGGTGGTTCTAAAACTCATACTCTTACAGAGGCACAATTACCTTCACATAGACATACAGTAGGTTCAAATGATTCAGGCACAGGAACAGGTGGTGCCGCTGGTAATATGGAACTTGTTAGAGACGCTGGCACAGGTAATGGTCCTTCAGTAAATTCTAGTTTTACAGGTAGTGGACAAGCACATACTATCGTTCAGCCATATATTGTTGTCTATATGTGGAAAAGAACAGCATAATCTGTATAAATAGTTAGCGTTATGCCAAAATGGGACGCTACAAATACTAACAACTCAAATAGAATCAGTAGGTCTTTTAAAGACCTTGATTTAGACTTTGGTTTAAATTCTGTAACTAAAGATGTTAATAAACTTACGGATGCCGAAGCAATTAAAAGAAGTGTTAGAAATTTAATTAATCTTAATAATTACGAAAAACCATTTAGGCCAGAGATTGGTTCAGGTATTAGAGGTCTATTATTTGAACCTATGACAGATTTAACAATACATTTCATGCAACTAAAAATTGCGGAAATATTAAATCAATTTGAACCTAGAATTAGCATAAGTGATATTTTAATAAATGATGAATCAGAGAGAAATGCTTATGCTATTAGTATTCATTTTGTAATTATAGGTTCACAAGAGCCTGTACAGGTAGACACATTTTTAGAGAGACTAAGATAAAATGGCAAATGCAATTAGTAATAGATTAGATGTATCAGAATTAGACTATGACGGTATAAGAGAAAATCTAAAAACATTTTTACAAAATCAAGCAGAATTTTCAGACTATGATTTTGAGGGTTCAGGTATGTCTGTATTATTAGACTTACTAGCATATAACACTCACTATCTATCATTTAACGCTAACATGTTATCAAATGAGTTATATCTGGATAGTGCTGATATTCGTAAAAATGTTGTCTCATTAGCAAAACAATTAGGTTACACGCCTACATCAGTAACATCACCTAGTGCAATAATTGATATACTAGTTAATAATGTGCCTACAACAACTGCTTCTATTACTATGGCAAAAGGTACGACATTTAATACAAGTATTGATAATGTAACTTATAATTTTATAACTAATGAAGCTATTACTATGCAACCCACAGATGGTGTTTATAAATTTGAAAATGTAAAAATATTTGAAGGCACAGCAGTTACATTTCAATATACAGTAGATTCATCAGATGTAGACCAAAAGTTTATAATACCAAGTAACTTGGCTGATACATCTACATTAAAAGTAAAAGTACAAAATTCATCAAGTGATACAACAACTAGCACATTTACAAAATCTCAAACATTAACTGAGATTGATTCAACTTCAAAAGTTTATTTTCTACAAGAACAGGATGATGGTAGATTTGAAGTTTATTTTGGTGATGGTGTTTTAGGTAAAGCAGTAGAAGATGGTAACATAATAATTTTAGAGTTTATTGTTACAAACAAAGATATTGCTAATGGTGCCTCATCATTTACATTAGGTGGTACAGTAGGCGGATTTACAGATGTTACTATCACTACAAAATCTTCAGCACAAGGTGGTAGTGTTGCACAATCTAATAACTCAATTAGATTTAATGCACCTTTACAATATCAATCACAAAATAGAGCAGTTACAGTTAAAGACTATGAAACTTTAACACAAACTTTTTATCCTAACGCTGAATCAATAAGTGCATATGGTGGAGAGGATGCTGAGACACCTGTTTACGGAAAAGTTTTTATAGGTGTTGTGCCAAAGTCTGGTGCTACATTAACAGAAGCAACTAAATTAGACATTGTTAATAATTTAAAAAAATATAATGTTGCAAGTGTAACACCTGAAATAGTAACACCAGAAACTACATCAATACTATTAACTTCAAATGTTAAGTATAGTGAAAATGCAACCACAAAATCTTCAGACACTTTAAGGTCAAATGTGATTAATACAATTTCTAATTATAGCTCAACTAATTTACAAAAGTTTGAAGGTCTATTTAGATATTCACAACTAATACAAGATATAGATGAGACTGATACATCAATATTATCAAATATTACAACTGTTAAAATTAGAAAAGATTTTACACCTACAACAGGTAGTGCTGTAACATATAATGTATTTTTTAGAAATGCATTATTTAATCCTCATTCAGGTCATGACGCTACAGCAGGTGGCATATTATCCTCATCAGGATTTAAAATAACAGGTAGTGATGAAGAAATGTTTTTAAATGATGATGGCGCTGGTAATGTTAGAATGTTTTATTTAGTAAGTGGTGTAAAAACATATCAAAACAATACACAAGGAACTATTAATTATTCAACAGGTCAAATTACTTTAACATCACTAAATGTGGCATCCATATCTAATATAAGAGGTAGTACATCAACAGTAATTGAATTAACAGTAACACCTGATTCAAATGATATAATACCTGTTAGAGACCAAATATTACAAATAGATGTTGCTAATTCTAGTGTAACTGTTGAAGGCGATACCTTTGCAAGTGGTACATCAGATGGTGGTACATCTTACACAACAACATCTAGTTACTAATGGCAAAATTTAATGAAAAAATTTCAACTAAGATAAAACATCAGGTACCTGATTTTGTTTTAGATGAACACCCTCGATTTTTAGAATTTGTAAAACAATATTATACATTTATGGAAAGTGCAAAACTTTCTGTTACAAGTGTTCTATCAACAGATGGTATATTATTAGAAAGTGAAACTGATTTAGAATCAAGTGTTTTGTTATTAGACGCTAACAGAATATCATCTAATAATACAACAGAAGGTAATGGTGATAAAGTATTGCAAGAGACATCATCATTCGGTAAATTTGAAAAAGGCGAAACTATTACAGGTACCACATCAAGTGCAACAGCAACTATTTTGGTAGAAGATTTAGCAAATGGTTGTTTATATATTTCAGCACAAGATAAATTTATAGACGGAGAAACTATTACAGGTAATACCACAGGTGCAAAAGCAACTTTAGATAATTATCAAGCTAATCCTGTTCAAAATATTCAACAACTTACAAACTTCAGAGACCCAGATAAAGCGATTTCTAATTTTTTAACAAAATTTAGAACTGAGTTTATGTCTACCATACCTGAAAAATTAGATAGTAATATTGATAAAAGAAAACTATTAAAAAATATTCGTTCAATTTATCTTGCAAAAGGTACTGCTAAGGCAAATGAATTATTTTTTAAAATGTTATTTAATGAAAATTCTGAGACAATTTATCCTAGAGAAAATATGCTTAGAATATCAGACGGAAAATTTGATAGTAAAAAAATATTAAGAGCAATAGTTAGTGCAGGAGAATCTACTGATTTAATAGGCAGAACAATTACAGGAGTTACATCTAAGGCAACAGCGGTCGTAGAAACAGTAAATAAATTTAACATAGGTGGTGTTGTAACATCAGAACTTATTTTAAATGATGATACGATAAGTGGTACTTTTGTTGCAGATGAAGTTATTAGAGGTACAAAAACTGATACAGATGATACTTATATAAAATTAACAGTAACTTCTATACCATCAGTAATAACAATTTCAAGTGATGGTGCTAATTATAGCACAGATGATACTGTAACAATATCAAATACAGGTGGTACAGGTTGTAGTATTCAAATAGGTGAAATAGGTTTAGGAAGTTTAACAGATATATTTGTAGGAAATGGTGGTAGTGGTTATGCAATAGGTGATGTTGTAAACTTTACACA